TCTGCTTTTTTACTGTCTTCTTTTTGTTTATCTGCACTCGTAGATGCGGTATTCATATCGGAGCTAGATGTGCTTGTAGCCGTACTAGTACTTGTGTTTGTATTAGCAGTTGAACCCGTCGTTGTTGTATTCGTTTGTGTTGTATTGGTTTCAGTCTTAGCAGGTTCACTAACACTATTTAAATTTTGTACTTGTGTTTCTTTTATAGAAGTACTACTTGAAGAAGTTTCAGACTTTTGTTGATTTGTTTCTGGTTTTTTGTCTTCTATTTTGGTTTCTTTGGTTTCTTTCTTTGCTTTTTCTGTTGTTCCTTTAGAATCCCCATCTTTTTTATCCTCAGCTTTCTTCGAGAGTCCTAAATCTTGTAATATTTTATCCTGTGCAGCTTCTACCTCAGCATTTCCTTTTCCTTTTTTAGATTTAGATTTATCATCCTCTCCGCCTCCTTCACCCTCTTTTTTATCTCCTCCTATTTTTATTCCTAGAGATTCTAAAATTGCATCTTGTGCTTTCTCTGTATTTGATTTCTCACCCTTTTTAGTCTTCTCATTACCTTTTTTTGTATCCTCAACTTTTGTTGCTCCTGTTGCTCCTGTTCCTCCAGTTGTACTCTTATTTGTTAAATTTTCTACTGACGTCGAAGAAGCGGGACCTGTAGGACCAGTAGATGATTTTTCAACATTGGATGTAGTGGAAGATCCCTCAACAGGTTTTACGTCTCCTGTTGTTCCTGCTGTTCCTGTGGGGGTATTTGTAGAAGCAGGTCCAGTAGCAGATGGAGATTTCTTCTCCTCAATTTTTGTCTCATCCGTTTTTGTCTTCGGTTCTTCCTTTTTAGCCTCCTGTGCAGCTTCTTTTATTACATCCTCCGCTTTTTTTCCTTCTTTTTTTTCTATTAGTTTTTTTATGTTATCATCATATGCTTTTGACATTTTGGTAATACTCTCATTAGTAAATCCTTCAGCTTCTAGAACTTTTGCTAAAGCAGAAATTATAGCCATATTTTCAGGAGTATATAAAATAGGAGCATATTGGCTAGCTGCAGGTTGAGACTTTACCCCAAAATAGTCTAGTACCTCAGAAAACTTATCGAGTAGTGGATCGAATTTAAGTTTTTCGTCCTTTATTTTACTGTCAAAATCGCTTTGTACGTCCTCATATGAATCGAATTCCATTACATCTCTTAGTCCCAGATTTTCTACTATATCAGTAACCCTACCGTCTTTAAGAAGTTTAGCATTTCCTATTTTATTTTCTGCAGCTTGCTTAGACATTTCAAAAATCTCCTTCCCGTCTATAGTTTCCCCTTTATCTATTTTTCTGCCTATTGTACTCCTGTCCGAATCTGCACCTGAATAAGCTTCTGTAAAATATATAGCTTTGGTGTCTATTCCCTCCCCTAATTCTTTTAAATTCTTCTCAAAGGATTCATTATAGAACTTTCTGGCATTTTTTATAACCTCGTCTGCAGATTTTTTTTTAACCTTAAGATCCTCGTCAATTTCTTTACCAGTCAATCTGACATTTACTCCATCAGATACAACTCTTGCTTTGTCTTGTTCTTCGTATTTAGCTCTATCAAAAGCACCTTCACCTGCTTTAAAAACAGGAAATTCCGATCCTGCTGCTCCTGATGTTCCTGTTTCTCCTGCCAAAATTGTTTTTTATTTATATACCTAAAAAGCCAAAAAGTTATCTTTTTGGCTTTGAAAATGCAAATGCTTCTACTAATTCGCCTTGCTCGTTTTTCTTATTTTCTCTTTCTATTCTTTCGTTAAGCTTATCTATAAACAGTTGATATTCGTAGAAAGGTAAATCCTCCAAATAATCTATTGATAATTTAAATTCTTCCCAGAGTCTAAATTTAATATCAAAGTAGTTGGCTAAAGATATCTGAAATAACGAAAAGAGATCTGTACCCTCCGGGAAAGGAAATCTCTGCTGTGACCTCCCCATCACAGCTTTCACATTTACTATTGATTCTTGATTTTGTAGCAAAGTTTATCTTCTCTGTTATTTGATCTGCAATAGAGAATTGCAGGGGTGACCATTCTCCAGAAGCTCTCTCGTATTGGTCATATAACCTCTCATCTAGTCCTCTCCAATCTGGAATAATAAAAGAAGCGACTTTAGCAAAACTTTCATCAAAAGTTTTTCCTTTTCTTCTTTTTTCTGATAATATTTTTCTACATACTGTGGTTACTCCAACAGTAGGAATGTAAAGATTCATTTCTTCAGATCCATCCTTTGGTACAAACTTAAATGAATAGCTATCTCTGCTATATCTTTTTAATATTTCATCATCAACAACAAAGCTATCTAAGTTGTTGGATCTTAGCTCTATCATATCGGGTATATTGCAATCTTCTTTTTTACAATTTTTAGTTACTGGTAGAAGTATTTTATTTTCACCCCTAATAAAAGTAAAATCTCTAATTGCCATTATAATATAAAATCTATCCTCATACCATAAATCATAAGATTCTAGAATACCTCCATTCCATCTTATCTTCATACATTTAGAAATTATGGTATTTAATTTATCGTCTAGATCTAATCTGTCGTCTTCATCTACTGTTGAGTAGTGTCTTATTTCTTTTACTCCCGCGGCTCTTATAGCAATCTCAAATCCGTCAGGATATCCAAATCCCTTAGAAGGAAGATTGGAAACTGGAATATTTTTCCATTCTGATTCCATTCCTAAAGGATTCCTATTCATATTTACTTTCCCTAAATTACTATTTTGTGGTGTAATTGATTGGTTCCCAATAGGTTGCGTATCTTTTGTTGTATCTGATTCTTTATCTATCCAATTGGGTATTTCATATGATCCTACGTCCGGATCATTGTCATATTGGAATTTAGATTGCGCTTCTCTTTTATTGAGCTCATTAAGCAATTCGTCATTTGTATTATCTGCCATAACTTATCTTATATCTTATTCTACTTTTTTTCCGGGTTTTAGTTTCTTATTTGATGACAAAAAGAAATAAAATCCAAAGAAAAGAGCCGAAAGGAAGTAAAAAATCGCTACTGTATGCCAGTAGGAATTTGTCCATTTCATTATCGTTGCAAAAAGGATATCGAATCCGAAGGGATTGAAGAAAGTTGCTAAGACCAAACATACTGATGATATTCTTGTTCTGTTTTTCTGATTCACAATCGTCGTCCATATTATTTTAATATCTACATTTTTGATTTCTATGAAAACAAAAAATGGAGACTTTGTAGAGCCTCCATTTATATATTTGTTTTATTTTTATTAGTTAAAAATGTCCTCGAAATAGTCAGCTCTAAAAGATAAAGCTATCTTATAAGGTGTTGTACCGTTAGTGTAATCAAGATCTAAAGCTTTTATTTGATCTACTGGGAAGCAATTAATTAGTTTAACTCTTCTAAATACATCACCTTGCTTATTAAATACTGATATTAAAATATAAGTTCCTCCTGCATAAGTAGATTTTATACCAGTAGCACCAGTTAAAGGATTGTAAATAAGATCTGACCACTGTCTAAGTGTTTTAAACACATAGTTACTGTTATTATCATTAAGGTTAGTCTCAAATTCAATTCTTACTTTAACTCCTGTATCATCAACTGCACCTGCAGCATATCTTCTTTTAGAGAACTTATATCTTTGTTCTGCTATACCTGGGTTTTTATCAACTGTTAAACCAGCAACAGATAAAACGTTTTCCACTAACAAGCTTCTTCCGTTGTTTCCTTGCTCTAATGCAACTCCAGCGGGTGGTTGAATAATAACCTCAAACTGATTAAGGTATACTGGTTCGTATAATTGTACCGCTGCTTTTGACGATGTAAAATGTGGTAATCCTGCCATTTTTTAATTATTTATATAAATATATCATCGAAATAGTCAACTGCCCATTGCATAGTCAATTTGTAAATTGATGTTTGTGTATAGTTTAGACCCATTTCAGTGATAGGAGACATAGGGAAACAATCTCTAAGATTAATTTTTCTGAAAATATCACCTTGCTTGTTAAAAACATTTATTAATATATTTCCTGTGTAATCCTTTTTAAGACCCATTGCACCCGTTAAAGGATTATAAATAAGATCAGACCATTGACGAAGAACTTTAAATACGTACATAGAATTGCTGTCATTAAGGTTAACCTCAAATTCTATATCAACATCTAAACCAGTTCTTTGAGGAGCTGCACCAGCGTAATATCTTTTAGCAAATTTATATTGCTGTGTGATTTCCGATGGTGTCTGATCTACCTGTAATCCAGAAACTCTAGTTACTTGCTCAAGCAATATATTAGAACTCTGAGGGTTTCCCTGTGGAGTAGATATACCTGTTGGCGGAGTAATCTGTACTTCGAATTGGTTAAGAAAAACCGGTTCGTATTTATTAACTGACGCCTTGGAGCTTGTATAATGTGGTAATCCTGCCATATTTTTATTTTATATATTTATCTTAGATAATTCTATACAAATTATTAACTAAATTGGATGAATCCTCCAGAAGCTATACCTCCTGTTCTAGTAACCGTCATTCTATTAATGAATTTATGAATACCTCTTGCTGGTTCGATTATAACATCGATGATTCCGATGTTCTGATCTATAATAGCAGGTGTATTATTAGAAGAATCCATAATAGTTAAGAAGTTATAAATACCACCTACTGATCTTACTCCTGATAAGTAGTTATCAACTAGAGTTTTAATCTCAAGTCTTACGTTATCTTCGTTGAAATCAAATACGTAGTTTGATAGTATATCCTCTACTGCACTTTCTACAGTAATTAATAAGTCTCTTACGTGTAGGTTATTAAATGCAGAGTTTGTTCTTTGGTAGCTTGTTTGGTTACCATATATTACTATACCAACACCTCTTTTACGAATGATAGGGTTAATTCCGAAAGGCTCTAAGAATTCTCTATCTTGAATATCAAAATCATATTCAAGACCAACTAGATTACCAGCTGATATAATACCTCTCTTAAGACCTGCCACGATAGAATAAGGTTCTCCAGTAATGAACTTACGTATAAAGTTGTTAGAAACGTAAGGAGATGGCGGAACGTTTAGATTCTTATTGTTTTCTCTGATTGTTAAGAAAGGAGCAAAGAATCCTGAGAATTTAGCACCTAGATCTTCATCAGGTAAAGAGAAAGTAAATGAAGGATTTAAACTTAAATTACCTCCATCTGCAATATATCTAGCTTGTAAAAGTGGAGCTGGATCTGTTGCAGTAGGTGCAGAAGTAAATCTAGGATCAATAGATTCAGAGAACTTCTTCATTGAAGGTAAGTTACAAATTGCTAAACATTTTTGTCTGTTTTTAGCAAGTTTAGTAAGTTGGTATTTACAGTTTGGCTGTATACCTCCGTCAAATGTATCTACGATGTATCTGAATGTTATTACGTCAGTATCAGCTAATGTTCTAGCAAGATTTGTATTGTATAAAACATCTAGAATCTCATTCATTCTTGTATCTGTTCCGTTAGGCATAGAAGCAGCTTTAATATCAGAACCAGGAAGATAAGTAAAGTTGAACGTTTTAACAAATTCTTGGATATTCTTAAACTTCCAAACTCTTGTTGTAGTACCAGGATAAAGTTTAATAGGTCTTTCAGTTTTAACCTGTACTGTGTAAAGTCCAGGAGAAGACGCAGAAGCTACTGTTTTAACCTCCAATACTCTTGTTAATCTTGATTGTAGATTTTCAGTCAAAGGATTATCATATATCTGAACATCCGTTGATACTAATAGATCTCCAACTTTTATTTTAGAAGCTGTTGCTTCAGCAGTACTTAATTCTATAATATTAGGTTGTAACTGTGTTATGATGTCTACGAAATCACTAATATTACCAGCAGTTGAAACTATGTTAAAGCTTTCTCCTGATGCTTGGTTAGCTCCTATAGGTAAAGAACTAATATAAGTAGAATCCCAAGTAGCAATAGATTCAGGGGTTGATAATGTATCATCAGCATAAGCTCGGCAAACTAGGATATTGTATCCGTCTCTATCTACATTTACTTCGAATTTTAAATATTGTAATAAAGTACCTGTATCATCTTTCCAGTCAATGTCGCCATCGCCTATATTCCCTTTAACCCAGTCTCTATACATAGCAGAGTTCTCGTAAGCTAAATAGCTATCCAATCCTACTGGAATATCTGGTGAGAAGTATACGTCATCATTATCAAAGTAATCAGGATTACCTATTTGGTAAGCTGAAACTGAGCTCTTATTTGTTATATCATAAGGTTCAACATATGTTGTAGATGCAGTAGAACCAATTAGTGGGTGGTTAAGCCTCAATCTCAACTGTTGCTTAAGTCCAACAGGTAAAGTGTTATTTGTTATAAATTTATTCTCTACTACTCTTAATTTAACAAGATCACCCTCATAGAATCCTAAATATCCAGGAGTTGGAAGATTGGAAGTAACTTTACCAACTACCCATTTTACTGCTGGTGCATTGCTAGAAGTATCTAGGAAACTTTCTAGTGTTGTTATTTGATCGTCATGTAATGTTGGAGACGTAAATAATGTATCTAGATAAATTGCTCCACCATCTCTAGCAGTAGGATTATAAGTATCCCATAATGTTGTAGGGATACCTGCATCACCAGTTGTATTGTATAAAATATCCTCTACAAGAGTACCAGTTTCAGGAAGAATATCCATACCAGGACCAGGAGAAACAGCATCCTGTAACTCAGTTCCTCCAGTAGAACCTGCTAAATTCTTATAGTAAGTATAATCAGCAAATAAATTTTGACTATAAGATAAGAAATTAAGGTTCTTAGGAATAGCTGTGATATCTGCATCAGGACCTATTTCGTCTACTATATGGTGACCAACTAAGTCAAAAACTGATGAGTTATCTAATAGATCGTCTAAAGC